ATGAGTGGTAGCCAAGAATATAGCTACTTAACTTCTATTGCTGCATTTAATTATTTCCAAAACGGAGGAAATACTTTATTAGTAACTAGAGTAGTACCATCAGCATCTGAATGGACTTCAGCAACTGCTTCTGCAGGTACTTTTATTTCAAATAGTGCTATTATTCCTTTTGGAGATGTTAATTATGGTCAAGCTGCTTTCTTTACAGCATCATTTACTCTTAGTACTATTGCTGAAGGTAACATAATGGATAATTATGTATCAGGTTCAAATAATTTCTTTGGTCAAACTGGTAGTGATGGTACTTTAGTTTCTGGCTCTGCAAATAATGTTAGATGGCAAATTACAAGTGTTGATCCTGCTAATGGTATATTTAGTTTACTAGTTAGACAAGGTAATGATACAGCAACTGAACCCAGTGTTTTAGAAACTTGGACAAACCTTTCATTAGATCCAACTCAACCTAATTATATTTCAAAAGTAATAGGTGATACCTATAAAAAAGTTACTACAGTTGGTTCAGACACATTTATTGAAGTTGTAGGTAATTACCCAAACAATTCAAGATATGTTTACATATCAGCTGTAAACTCACCAACTCCATTCTATTTTAATAATGCAGGAGCAGTAGGCACTAACCCAGCAACAGGTTTAAGCTGGAGTGCTTCTTTACCAGTAGCATCTAATGGTGCATTTGGTGGTGCTGGTGGTGATTTATTCTATGCTAATTTAGGAGCTGCTAGATTCTATAATAATATTAGCTCATCAGGTAATATTCAAGGTTTAGATAATAACGACTACGACACTGCAATTGGTTTAATGGCTAACCAAGATGAATACGTTTATAACGTTATTACAGTTCCTGGTTTAACTAAAGATAATGCAACTTCACAAATTTCTTCTTTAATTAATACAGTTCAAACCCGTGGGGATGCAGTAGCAGTAATTGATTTAGTAGCTTATGGTTCTTCAACCAGTCAAGCTATTACAGCAGCAACAACTTACAATAGCTCATATGCCGCTACTTACTGGCCCTGGTTACAAACAGTAGATCCAGGTACTGGTCAATTAGTTTGGATCCCAGCTTCTACTCTAATCCCAGGTGTATATGCATTTAACGATAGTGTATCAGATCCTTGGTTTGCACCAGCTGGTATTAACAGAGGTGGTTTAGATACAGTTGTAAGAGCTGAACAAAAGCTAACTCAAACACAACGTAATGATCTTTATATAGGTAACGTAAACCCAATTGCAACATTCCCTAACGTAGGTGTTGTAGTATATGGTCAGAAAACTTTACAGAAAAAAGCATCTGCACTTGATCGTGTAAATGTTAGAAGATTATTAATCTCACTTAAGTCTTATATTTCTCAAGTAGCTAATAATTTAGTGTTCGAACAAAACACAATTGCTACAAGAAATCAATTCTTAAGCCAAGTTAACCCATACCTAGAATCAGTTCAACAACGTCAAGGTTTATACGCGTTCAGAGTAATTATGGATGATTCCAACAACACTCCAGACGTAATTGATAGAAACCAATTAATTGGTCAAATCTATCTACAACCAACTAAGACTGCTGAATTCATTTACCTAGACTTTAACATCTTACCAACAGGAGCTACTTTCCCAGGGTAAAAGTTTAAAAAGTTGATATTTATAATAAAATAAAGAATACATAAAATGGCAGTATTAGATCCGAACGAAATATTTTTTACAGCATTTGAACCTAAAATTCCAAACAGATTCATAATGTATGTAGATGGTTTCCCATCATATATCATTAAAGCAATCTCGGCTGTAGGATTCGATCAAAGTGAGACAGTTCTTAATCATATCAACGTATATCGCAAAATTAAAGGCAAAACCAGATGGAACGATATCACAATGACATTATTCGACCCAATCACTCCTTCAGGTGCTCAGGCTGTAATGGAATGGACTCGTTTACACCACGAATCAGTAACAGGTAGAGATGGTTACTCTGACTTCTATAAGAAAGATGTAACAATTGATATCTTAGGCCCTGTAGGTGATATCGTATCAGAATGGGTAATCAAAGGTGCATTTATTAAATCAGCTACTTTTGGTGATTACAACTGGGATACTGATAACGTTGCTACCAACTTAACTGTAGTGTTAGGTATGGATTATTGTGTACTAAACTTCTAAAAAGTTTACATACTTTACAAAGAGAGCTTGGCTTCGGTCAAGCTCTTTTTTATTTTAATATGTATACTCGCAAATTGTTATTAAAATTATATGAATACAAGTTTTCCAACAGAGGTTATTGAATTACCTTCAAAAGGTTTATTATATCCTGAAGAGAGCCCTCTATCATCCGGTAAAATTGAAATGAAATATATGACTGCTAAGGAAGAAGATATCCTTACAAACCAGTCTTATATTCAAAACGGCACTGTTTTAGATAAGCTTTTAAAAGCATTAATTGTTACCAAAGTCAATTATGATGATCTGATTATTGGTGATAAAAATGCATTAATGGTAGCTTCTAGAATTTTAGGTTATGGTGCTGATTATACGTTTAAGTATGCTAATAGAGAATATACTATTGATTTATCACAAGTAGAAAATAAACCTTTTGATGAGTCTTTAATAACTCCATACAAAAACGAATTTCAATTTACCCTACCAGCCTCTAATACTGCTATTACTTTTAAAATTTTAACCCATTCAGATGAGTTAAAAATTAATCAGGAATTAGAAGGTCTTAAAAAATTAGGTAGAGAATTATCACCAGAATTATCAACACGTTTGAAGTATATTATTACTTCTGTAAATGGTAGTAGTGATACTAAAACTATACGTGATTTTGTTGATATTAATTTATTAGCTAGAGATTCAAGAGCATTAAGAGAGTATATTTCACAAGTCCAACCAGATGTTGATTTGAAATTTACTACGGACAGCGGACAGGAGGCCGCTATTCCAATTACTCTTAGCTTTTTTTGGCCTGACCTCTGAAACAGCTCCCAAAATAAGATTTAACTTATTTACTCAAATCCATGAAATTGTTTTTCATGGAAATGGGGGATATTCTTGGGAAACTATTTACAACATGCCTACGTGGTTAAGGAAATTTACTTTTAATAAAATACAGGATTATTACACTAAACAAAAAGAAGAAATTGATAAATCTAAAACCGGTAGTAATACTACAAATGTTATAGACCCTTCAGGAAATGTTAATACTCCTCAATTTATGAAATCAATGCCTCAAAAATCTAAATCAAGTTTTAAATAGTGCAATATTTATCATAAAATGTTGAATGGCAGAAGGAGATCCTCAACAGCAGTTTAACGACGCTAGTAACGCGCAACAGCAGTTTACAGATAGGTTTAGTGAAAACATAACCTTTCTGAGAGATGCCTTTACTTCGTTAGGATTTACTATTCAAGATGCTATTCAAGAAGCTATTGATAAAACTGACAATTTAGGTTCAGTAGGACAACGTGTAGCTAAATCATACGAAAGAGATATTGTTAATGGTATTAAAAAGATTAACAGCTCTTTAGATTCTCAAATAGCTCTCCAACAAAAAATCATTTCAGGCCAAGCTAAACAAGCTGACTTTGATAAAGAAAAAATTAGAGTACAAGCAACAATTGCTGCTGTTCAAAGTAGAATTCAAGCATTAGAATTACAAGGTGTAGAAATTAATGCTGAATTAATTCAACAATTAGAAGAACAACAAGCATTAGCTGAGTTACAACTTGAAGATTTAGAAAAACAAAATAATGAAAGAATAAAAAATCTGTCTCTTCTTGAAAAAGGAAGAGGTGTATTACAACAACATGCTAATTCTATTGATAAGAGTGGTATGCTTTCTAAAGTTCTTTCGGGTAATTTAAAAGATGTTTTCTCAAAAGCTAATTTAATAGAACTTGCTTTTGTAGCTATTGTAAAAGGAGCTCTTGATGCTTCGGCACAAATGGCTTCATTTAGGAAAGAAGTTGGTATTAGTTATTCAAATTCATTTCAATTAGCTAATGAATTAAAAGCAGTTGCTAATTTTTCAGGTGATGCTTTTATAACTTCAACTAAATTAAGTAAATCTTTTGGAGATTTATCTAAAGAATTAGGATTTATTGCTAATTTTGGTGGCGAAACTTTAATTACTTTTACTAATTTAACTCAAAGATTAGGTTTAGGTAATAAAGAAGCAACACAATTAACTATATTAGCACGTAGTCAAAGTGAAAGTACTGAAGATGTTTTAAATAATGTTAGTGGCACTGTCGATAAATTAAATGCTCAAAAAGGTACAGGAATACTTTTAAAACAAGTATTTAATGATATTGCATCTGCTTCTAAATCTATTGTAGTTAGCTTAGGGATGAATCCTAGCCTTATAGCTGAAGCTGCAACTGAAGCAAGACAATTAGGTTTAAGTTTAGGTCAAGTTGATAAAATAGCAAGTTCACTTTTAAATTTTGAAGATTCAATTACTAAAGAATTAAAAGCTGAACTTTTAATAGGTCAAGAAATTAATCTTGAACAAGCAAGACAAGCAGCTTTAATGAATGATATGGTTGGTTTAACCCAAGAAATTGGTAAGAATCAACAAATTATAGATACATTTGCTACAGGCAATAGATTTGCACAACAAGCTATTGCTGAATCTTTAGGCATGTCTCGTGAAGAGATGGCTGAAATGATTTACCAGCAACAAGCTCAATTACTTGGTGCTGAAGCCGTAAGAGAAAAATTTGGTGAACAAGCATACGAGCAATTAAAAGCTAGAAGTGCTGCTGAAAAATTCCAGGACACTTTAACTAAAATTCAAGACATTATAGGTTCTTTTGGTACTCTTTTAGCTCCAATTTTAGATATCTTTGCAGGTGTTGTAGGTTATTTAGCAGAGTCAAAACTAGCTGTATTAGGTTTAATAGGATATATGGGAGCTTTAGCTACTAAATCATTAGTAAATGCTGTTGCGAGTATTTTTAGTAGCTCTTTTGCTTTAGGTCCTTTTGGTTTAGCAATAGCAGGTACCGCAATAGCAGGATTATATGCCGCAGTCTCTGGTGCAAAATCTCAAACAGCAGATGATATAATGCAGCCTGGATATGGTAAAAGAACAATCCTATCCCCAGAAGGCTCAATTCAATTAAACGATAACGATACTATTATAGCAGGTACTAATTTAGAAGGCAAAGGAAAATCACAAGCTGCAGTCTCAAGTGCAGTTTCAATGGATATAAGTCCTTTAGTACAAGAAATGGCCGCTGTAAAAAATTTACTAGGACAACTACTTGCTAAAGATACGAATGTTTATATGGATTCAACTAAAGTTGGAGAAGCATTAAGAGTATCAGCAGTAAAAATTAATTAACCCAATATTTATAATAAAAAACTATGGGACTACTAAAACTTTTACCTTCATCTCCTTTAGGTTTAAAAGGATTAACCCCACCAACTATTGGTAGTGCAAATCCTCAATCTAAATTACACTATGAGTATTCAATAAACAATACTCCTCCATTCCCAGGATTCCCTAATCCATCACAATTGGATTTAGATGGAAAAACTCCACCTAAGTATTTAGATAATCCTCCAGGATAATATATGCCATTAATTAACCTTACAACGAACCTACGAGATATTAGGTACGGGAAAGATACTCCCGGTGGTGGTTATAGCGGGCAACCCTACATACAGAAAGACATTCCTGTAGGGTTAGCACCTAAATCACCGGATTTCTTATTGCGTAATGGTTACTTAGCACCTCAAAATTCTTTAACAGATATAAAGAGGTTAACAAAAATGTTTTTCGATTTAAAATCACCTAATGGTCTTTTATTTATCGCTAAACAAGAATTATTATCTAACTCAAATGTTAGAACCCAAGCAGGTGGTATTCTAAACCA